CCTGCATTTTCCTCTACATGGAAAAAGTTGGCCCCGGGTTAGCCAAAGTTGGCGCGAAAAGGAACGGCATGGAGGACTATATACTGAAATACTACCAGCAGATCAAAGACGGTCGCGTTATCGTAGGCCGCTGGATCATGCTGCTATACGAATACATCATCAAGGGACTTGAGGACGGTCTCTTTTTTTATGACATCAAGAAAGCACACCGGGCAGTGAGGTGGATCGAGGCACACACGCACCATGTGAAGGGCAAATGGGCGCCGAAGACCATCACGCTGGAACTGTGGCAGCGTGCAGCGTTGTCGGTGATGTTCGGGATCGTGGACAAGGACGGGAAACGACAGTTCCGGGAAGTGTTCATGCTCGAAGGACGGAAATGCGGGAAGTCTTCATTCGCGACCGGCGTCATCGGCGAGATGATGTATGACGACGATGAGTACGGCGCGGACGTTTACTGCTGCGCGCCAAAGGTCGATCAGGCGGACATCGTGTATGACGCGTTCTGGCGGTCGGTTCTCATGGACCACGAACTGTCAGAGATCACGAAGCCAAGGAAGGGCGACAAGCACGTTGAAAAAACAAACTCGTCAATCCAGAAGGTTCCGTTCACGGCAAAGACGGCTGACGGGTATAACCCGCATCTGGTGGTATGCGATGAGATTGCGGCATGGGCAGGGGACAAGGGCCTAAAGCAGTATGAGGTCATGGCCTCGGCGCTTGGATCCAGAGAGCAGCCGATGATCCTGAGCATCACAACGGCCGGTTATGTAAGCGACGGGATATTTGACGAACTGATGAAGCGGTCAACGCGCGTCCTGCTCGGAGACAGTAAGGAGACGAGGCTGCTTCCGTTCCTGTACATGATCGATGACGTCAGCAAGTGGAACGACATCAACGAACTGAAGAAGTCCTTGCCGAATCTTGGGGTCTCGGTCTCGGTCGACTTCATGCTGGAGGAGATCGCAAAGGCGGAAGGCTCGCTCAGCAAGAAGGCTGAATTCCTGTGCAAGTACTGCAACATTAAGCAGAACAGTTCACTTGCATGGCTCCCGGCCCAGACGGTCGATGCGATCTGCGGCGAACCGCTCCGGCTGGAAGACTTCCGGGGCTGCTACTGTGTCGCAGGAATCGACCTGTCGCAGACAACGGACATGACGGCCGCGCTGATAGTCGTGGAGAAGGATGGACTGCTGAACACGTTCGCGCATTTCTGGATGCCGGCGGAGAAACTGGAAACGAGAACGGCAGAAGACGGCGTTCCGTATCAGGCGTACATCCAGCGAGGCTTCCTGTCGCTTAGCGGTGAGAACTTTGTGGATTACCAAGACGTGAAGGACTGGGTCGATTCGCTGGTCAGAGACCATGAACTGTATCCGCTGAAAGTCGGGTACGACCGGTACAGTTCGCAGTATCTTGTTAAGGATCTGGATGCCGCCGGGTATCAGACGGATGACGTGTACCAAGGGGACAACCTCTGGCCGGTCCTGCAGGAGATAGAAGGGCTAATAAAAGACAAGCGCATCAGGATCGGCGACAACGACCTTTTGAAGTCGCATCTGCTGAATGCTGCGGTAAAGATGAGTATTGAGCGAGGCCGTGGCCGTCTCGTGAAGATAAACCAGAGGGCAAGGATTGACGGAGTCGCTGCCCTCGCTGATGCTATGACCGTCCGTCAGAAGTGGTACGAAGAAATCGGGCACCAACTCAGAAATGAGGATTAACTTATGGGATTACTTGAAAAGATATTCAGACCTGCGGACGCGAAAAAGTCCGAGGAAGCGCTGACGGAGGCGCGGGCGTTCTTCCAGACGCTGAACGCGTACACACCAGTATACACGAACTGGGGTGGTGCGATCTACGAGAGCGAGATTGTCCGGGCCGCGATCGATGCAAGGGCACGGCACATAAGCAAACTGAAGGTCGAGGTCAACGGGACAGCAAACCCGTCTCTGCAGACAAAGCTGAGGCTTGGGCCGAACCAGTGGCAGACATGGTCGCAGTTCCTGTACCGGGTCAGCACGATTCTCGATGTAACGAATACGGCCTTCATTGTGCCGGTGTTCGATGAGCGGATGACGATAACGGGGGTGTTTCCAGCGCTCCCGGCATCGTGCTCGCTGGTCGAATATAACGACGAGGTCTGGCTGCGGTATCAGTTTGCGAATGGCCAGACCGCTGCCGTGGAACTTCGCAAGTGTGCGATACTGACGAAGCATCAGTACCATAGCGACTTCTTCGGCGATACGAACGCGGCGCTTAGGGACACGATGCAACTGATCCACATCCAGAACCAAGGAATCGAACAGGGCGTAAAAAACGCCTCGACGTTCCGGTTCATGGCACAGGTCGCGAACTTCATGAAGCCGGAAGACCTCGCCAAAGAGCGCGAGCGGTTCACTGAGAAGAACCTGTCCAGCGAGTCAGAGGCCGGAGGTTTCCTGTTGTTCCCGAACACTTATAAGGACATAAAGCAGGTCGACGTCAAGCCGTTCGCGATAGACGCAGCCCAGATGGAGCAGATCCGTGAGAACGTGTTCAACTATTTCGGGGTTTCTGAGGACCTGCTGCAGAACAAGGCGAAGGCGGAAGACCTCGAAGCATTCTTCGACGGCGGAATCGAGCCGTTCGCAATCCAGTTCTCTGAGGCGACAACGAAGATGCTCTTCTCGGAGCGAGAACGCGCGCAGGGGTCGTACCTCATAGCGAACGCGAACAGGCTGCAGTATATGAGCACCAGCGCAAAGGTGCAGATGGCTAAGGAACTCGGAGACAGAGGCGCGATCCTCATCGACGAGATCCGTGAACTGTTTAATTATTCGCCGCTCCCGGATGGAGCCGGGCAGGTAGCGCCGATCAGAGGCGAATACAAAGCAACGGAAGAACTCGGAGGGGACAACGCCGGCAATGAAGGAGGTAGTGAGAATGAATAGCGAAGTCGAAAAGAAAGCAAACGAAATGCTCGACCAGAGAATTGCGAGCGGCAGAGAGTATCGCCGGACGCAACTCATCGAGGTCAGAGAAGCACAGAACGAGGACGAGGGCCAGAGCATGATCGTCAGAGGATACGCGACCGTGTTCAACGAGGATTATCTGCTTTATGACTGGGGCGACTACAAGGTGTATGAGCAGATCGATGCGCGTGCGTTCGATGATTGCGACATGAGCGATGTCATCATGCAGTATGACCACCACGGCAGAGTATTCGCCAGAAACACGAACGACACACTCGACCTGAGCATTGATAGCAGAGGTCTCGCAATCGAGGCGAACCTCGGCGGCACTGAGATCGGGCGGCAACTCTACGAGGAAATCGCCGGGGGCTATACGAACAAAATGTCGTTCGGCTTTACGGTGGCCGAAGATGAGAGAACGGTCGCGAACGACTACGAGTCGAACGTGACGACCGTGTACAGAAAAATTACAAAGATTTCTAAGTTGTACGACGTGAGCGCGGTTTCACTGCCGGCGAACGACGCAACCGAAATATCAGCCCGTAGTTACTGCGACGGAGTGATCGCGGAACTGGAAGCGGAGAGACTGAGGGCAGAGGAGTTAGTTCTGAACAGAAAGCGGGCCGAAGTGAGGGCGCGCGCACTGTTAGGAGGAAACAAATGACAAGAGAAGAAATTATGGAACTCGGCTTCGAGGAACTCGAGACGAGAGCGTCCCAGATCGCGGCCGAAACGGCCGAGGCAGACGGCGAAACACTGGAGACATTAAACGCCGAACTGGATGCAATCGAGGAAAGAAAGAAAGCCCTCAAGGCCGCAGCCGAAGAAACAAGGAAAGCCGCTGAAGCGGTAGCCAGCGGTGCTGGTAAGGAAATTGAAACGAGAAAGGAAGAACACAAAATGACTGATATGGAAATCAGAAACAGCCATGAGTACATCGAGGCGTTCGCTAAGTACGTCAAGACCGGAAGCGCGGCAGAGTGCCGTGCCCTGCTGAGCGATAACGTAACCGGCGGAGTGGTTCCGGTTCCGACGTTTGTTGCCGGCATCATCGCCGAGAGACTGAAGGCATCCCAGATCCTGAGCAGAGTACGCAGAATGAACGCTGCAGGAAACGTCAAGGTCGGTTTCGAGTATGGCGCACCCGCTGCAGAAGTGCACACCGAGGGAGGCGACGCTATAGATGAGGAAGCGCTGCAGCTTGGTATCGTCGAACTGGTCCCGAAGACCTACAAGAAGTGGATCTCCATTTCTGACGAGGCTCTGGATAGCATGAGCGGCGAAGAGTATCTGAGATACATCTATGACGAAGTTGCTCGCGGCATCATCAAGGCAGAAGAGAACGCCGTCGTTGCGAAGATCCTTGCGGCACCGCAGACTGCAACCGCTGCGAAGCCGGCAGTAGCCAAGACAGGCTCCGCTGCTGGAGCGATCACCGACTTCGTTGACGCCAGAGCGCTGCTGAGTTCTGCAGCCGAGAATCTGGTCATCATCTGCACGCCGGCACAGTATGCGACCTACAGAGGCCTCCAGATGGGTGCGAACTATGGAGTGGACCCGTTCGATGGCCATGAGGTTCTGTTCAACGACACTGTGACGGCCCCGATCATCGGCGATCTGGAGGGTGTCATGATGAACCTGCCGAAGGGTGAGGACGTACAGTTCAAGTATGACGATATGTCCAAGAAGAAGGAAGACCTCGTCGAGATCCTTGGCCGCCAGCCGGCAGCGATCGAGGTCGTTGGAAATAAGTTCTTCGCGAAGGTATCCGCGTAATGAAGGTCAGATTGACCAACGACACCATTGTTCGCTTTGCAAAAGATACAGTCCTCGAGGTTTCCGATCGGGAGGCTTCGAGGCTGATCTCTTTTAACAATGCGGTCAAGGTCGAAGACAAGGAAGCCGCAGCAAAACCGGCAAAATCGACGAAGAAAAAATAATCGCTTGAGGTAGTACCAATGCTTGAGAAGGTAAAAACTGCGTTACGCATCAAGACAACTGCATACGACGGAGAACTGTGCGGGCTGATCGAGGCGGCAAAACTTGACCTCGGGATAGCCGGGGTAGTTATCCCGCCCGGGGTCGATGCGCTCGTCACAAGGGCCATTATTACATACTGTAAGATGTCCTTCGGGCTTCCGGAGGATTATGACAGGCTGAAGAAGTCCTACGATGAGCAGAAGGCCCAGATGTCAAACGCGACCGGGTACACGGACTGGGGTGATGGCAATGTATGACGCGGTGGTTACGCTGATTTCATACGGGAAGTCAACGTTCGACGATTACGGCAACGAGATCATCCATGAGACCAGAAACGAGGTTTTTGCTCAGCCTCGCGGCGTTTACTCATCTGAGTATTACAACGCCGCACAGGTCGGGCTGAAGCCGTCGCTCACGCTGGCCCTCACGAACCGCGAAGACTACGAGGGCCAGAAGGTGCTCGAGTATGAGGGCAGACTGTACACCGTCATCCGGGCGGACTGGGATGCACAACGCGACGGGATCCGGCTCATCTGCGAGGAGCGTGTGGCCAATGACTAAGAACATATCGGTTCAGCTGGAGAATATTCTCGAAGGCTACAGGAAAGACGTTCAAGACGTTGCGAACGAAACCGCGCAGAAGGTGGCTAAGGAAGCATCGCAGAAACTCCGCAATACTTCGCCGAAGGATTCCGGGGAGTATGCGAAGAGTTGGGGCGTCAAGAAGGAGATGTCAACGTTCGGCGTCGTCACTGCGATAGTTCACAACCGCAAACACTACCGGCTGACGCATCTGCTGGAGAATGGCCATGTTGTGAAGAACGGCAAGGGGACATACGGACGGACAAGCCCGATCAAGCACATCGAACCTGTAGAAGAGTGGGCAAACGAAGAATTCGAGAGAGAGGTCAGATACAAACTATGACAGACAGATTGACATTGTACAACGTTCTGAAGTCGACCGGCCTGCCGTGTGCCTATTCGCATTTTACGGACAAGAACGCGCCAAAGGCTCCGCCCTACATCGTATACATCGGTGAAGGACAGGAGACGTATGCGGCGGACAACACGTTCCACTACCGGGAAAACCAGTACCAGGTCGAGTACTACTTCACGAAAAAGAACGAAGCGAAGGAAGCTGAGATCGAGGAACTACTCCTTGAAAACGGCTACCTGTACGAGAAAAGCGAGGACGTCTACATCGAGGATGAAGGCGTCTTTGTTATTTACTACACCATTTAAGGAGGACACTAATGGCAGCGAATAAAGTTGAATTTGGTATCAGCAACTTGCACGTTGGCACGTTCACCGAGGGGACAGGCGGAACCGTAACGATGGGGGCACCGTACCACCAGAAGGGCGCGATCGGCTTCACCCCGGAACAGGACAGTGAAAACAACACTGCATATGCTGACAATATCGCGTACTGGAGCGAGTACGCAGAAGGACCGTTCGAGGGCGATCTGACGGTTATGCTCTTCGACGAGGACTTCAAGACCCGGTTCCTCGGATATGTTACCACGAGCAAGGGCGGCATCGGTCAGGTCAAGAACCCGGTCAAGCCGAGCGTGTACGTTGCTTTCGAAGTACTGGGCGACGCTGAGAAGCGCCGGGTCATCTTCTACAACTGTTCTCTCGGAACTATCAACAGAGAGTACAACACGGTCGAAGACACCAAGGAACCGGCGAACGAGGTACTCGGCATCACCTGCGTCGGCGACAATACGAGCGGCCTGATGATGGAAGTGCTGAAGCCGGGCGATTCCGGGTATGACGAGTTGTTCACGGCCCCGACCGCTCCGGGACTGTAAAAACGAACTGAGGCGGGCGCTATTGCTCGCCTCTTTTTTCACAGGGGAGGAAAAGCATGGAGAAGATCATAAACATCGGAGACAAAGCGGTGAAGCTGTCGAACAATGTCGCGTGGACGATGGAGTACCGCGACCAGTTCGGGCGCGATGTTCTGCCGTCTCTGATACCGCTGGTAACCGCTACGGCCGAAGGGCTTGCTGCGGTGATCGCGGATACAGGGACAAGCGAACCGAGCATCCAAGATATAGCAGATGCTATACGCGGAAACACGATGGACATCGTCCTGCCTATGGCTCAGCTGGAGTTCGTTGACATCGCGGTCAATGTAACGTGGGCAATGGCAAAGGCTGCAGATGCGGACATCGACCCGCCCAAGGTCTGGGTGCGGCAGTTCGACGAGTTCCCGCTCGACATAATCATCCCGGAACTCTACGACCTCGTAATTTGCGGATTCGCATCGTCAAAAAACCGGGAGAGGCTGAAGAAAACACTCAGGAAAGTCAAGGATCTTCAGCCGAAGAAGTAACACTTGACGACATTATCCTCGCCGGCATCGAGCGAGGGCTGACCATGGCCGACATCCGTCAGATGCAACTCGGACAGGTCGTCGACTTCATAATCACCCACAACCAACGCCGGAAAAATGCAGAGGAGAGGGCGAAGAAGGCGAAGCGAGGAAGCACCAAGCGGAAGGCTACGCAGAAGGATATAGATCTATTCTTCGGATAGGGGAAACGAATGGCCGGAAAAGTAAAAGGTATCACAATAGAATTTCGTGGAGAGACCACGCAACTCGACAAGGCCCTGCGGAAGGTCAATAGCGAGACCAAAAGCCTCGATAGGGAACTGAAGGACGTCAACAAGGCGCTGAAGTTCAACCCGACGAACGTCGACCTATGGAGACAGAAGCAGCAGATCCTGACGAAGAAAATCGGGGAAACGAAGGACAAACTCGACCTGTTGAAGCAAAAGCAGGATCACATGGACGCCGCCGGAGTTGACAAAAACTCGCAGGAGTATAGAGTGCTCCAGCGTGAGATTATCGAGGCCGAGTCCAAGCTTAAGCACTTCGAGACCGAGACGAAGAAGCTGAGCAACGTCAAACTGACTGCGCTGGGCAATCAGATCAAGTCGGTCGGGGACAAGGCCACGAGCGTCGGCAAGACGATGACGACCTCGCTGACCGTCCCGATCGTGGGCGGTCTTGCGGCGTCTTCGAATCTGGCGTCTGACTATGAGGAGAATCTTAACAAGATCGACGTCGCGTTCGGGAACAGCTCCAAAGAGGTAAAAAACTGGGCGAACAATGCGAGGGATCAATTCGGTCTCTCCAAGGTCGCTGCGACCGGCGCGGTGTCTGCGTTCGGTGCGCTGGGCAAGGGCATCGGGCTTGCGGAAGGTGACGCAGCATCAATGTCGACAAGCCTTGCTGGCCTGTCTGCTGATCTGGCGTCCTACTTCAACACCGGAACGGATGAGTCCGCGAAGGCGCTGGAGGGAATCTTCACCGGCGAGTCAGAGGCGCTGAAGAAGTTCGGTGTGGTCATGACGGACACCAATCTGGAGAAGTTCGCTGCAGATCAGGGCCTTGTGTGGAAAGAGATGGACCAGTCCGAGAAGACCATGCTGCGGTATCAGTACGTCATGGCCAAGACCAAGGACGCACAGGGCGACTACGCGCGGACGTCGGACGGAACGGCCAACAGTATAAAGACCTTCAAGGCGGCGGTCGAGGATCTGGGGACTGCGATCGGAACACAGGTGTTACCGATCATCACGCCGATCGTGCAGAAGATCACGGACATCCTGCAGAAGTTCTCCGAACTGAGTCCTGCGACCCAGAAGATCATCACGATCGTTCTGATGGTCGTGGCTGCACTCGGCCCGCTCCTGACGATCATCGGCATGATGGCGACTGGCATCGGGACGATCCTCACCGTGCTGCCGATGCTTGGCGGGGCTTTCGCCGCTCTGGCCGGTCCGGTGGGCATCGTCATCGGTATCATCGCGGCGCTGATCGCGATCGGCGTGCTGCTGTACAAAAACTGGGACAAGATCAAAGCGGCTGCCGGAGCACTAAAGGACTGGATCGTGCAAAAGTTCACCGCGCTCAAGGAGGGCGTGAAGAACACCTTCAAAGCGATCGGCGAGGCCATGCTTTCGCCAGTAAGGAAGGCGGCGGAGCACATCAGGGCGATGATAAAGAAGATAAAAGATTTCTTTAAGTTCAAGGTGTCGCTGCCGAAGATCAAGCTGCCGCACTTTTCGATCGATCCACCCGGCTGGCAGCTGGGGGACCTGCTGCAGGGATCCATCCCGTCGCTGGGAATCGACTGGTACGCTAAGGGCGGTATCTTCAACTCGCCGGCTATCATCGGTGTCGGTGATGTAAGAGGCGGCGAAGCGGTCCTGCCGATCGAGAAGCTGAACGGTATGCTGATGACCATGGCGGACAACATCGTCAACGGGGTGGCTACCTCGATGGCTCTGCAGGGAGCAGGGGCCGGCGGAGAAGTTCGGATCGTTAACTACCTGTACCCGAACGGGCCAAAGATGGGCGAGGAAACGGTCAGAATGTATGACCAGTATAAGAGGATATTAGGATGATCGGAGTATTCAACACTATCACAATAGACGGAACGGAGATCTACCGGGGCAACGACTTCACGCTCCAGCGGGAGAACATCTACGCCGGTGAGATCGAGACGTGCACGGGCAAGCGGTGCGCCGATCTGGTCGGCTGGCGGTACGCGGATCTGACCATTTCGTGGGACGCTCTGCCGCAGGACCAGCTCAACGCGATCCTCGCCCTCACAGGTGAGCAGGTCAACATGACGTTCAGCAATGAGGCGAACGAGACGGTCACGGAGACGGTCATCCCCCGGGCGCTCACGTCCACGGTCACGAGGCTGACCGATCCGCAGGGCCATGTCATGTGGAAGAACCTGCAATTACAGATCCAGTTTATTGAGGCACACAATTAGGAGATCAGCATGACAACTATCGACCTTGAAAATGCAAAGCAAATCAGACAGCCGATGGACGTCATCATCCAGGTGCTCATGGAGGAGACCGCGACGCTGACCTCCACCTATACGGGCGAGAAGGTCGCCGACGGTGTGCTGAACCAGCCGGACTGGGAGATGAGGAAACTGGCCGACCTGCAATGGAACGGCTTCGAGCTGGACGGCTCGGCGGTGCTCTATGATTCGACCGTAACTGCCTCGGCGGCGAACGGCAAGATCGGAGTCCGGGGCAACATCGGCCAGCCTGTGACGGTATCTGTGACCGCATCGGCCTCGGTGGACCGCCTGACCGTCAGCGCGACCGGGTGCCGGGCGGTGGAGTATAACGGGGTGTCGTATTCCATGCGGAACGGGTACGCGATCATCCCGATCGGCGGCACTTCCGCAGTTTTTGTATTCCAGCCCGAGACCGACACCAAGCGGGTCGAAGTCTCTGACATCCGGCCGGGCGTGCAGATGCGGATAACGAATGATAATCTGATCTCTGCGGTCGTTTCTCTGCGTTCGGATCTGAGCATCTTAGAGCCGACGCTGCCGGAGTCCGAGATCAACATCGAGGCGTACATGGACGAGGACTATTCGGAGCTGCTGGCATCCATCCCGGACGAAACGCCGATAACATATCAGGCGGGCTATCCGGGCGATATGAGTCCTTTGCGGAAGTTCTACCTCGCGGAGCAGATAACGTGGGCGGACAACATCATGAGCATCCATGCGGTAGATGCGGTGCACTTGCTGGATGGAGACTCGAAAGCAGACATCTGCAGTTATATGTCAACGTGGACGCGGCAATCATCCCTAAGAAGTGTCACCGAGATTTTGCGCGTTTTTTTATATGATGCCGGAATTAGTTATGAGAATCCAGACAGGCAAAGTAGTTCATACATAATTTACGACCAAACAGCGCAAAGGGATGATAGGGGCGATGAATGGATAACGCTATATAAGCAATCGAGTGTTAGAGACATAATTGCGAAGTTAACCAACTATCTCCACCAAGACCTCCCGAGCGGGCTGTTTTCGAATCGGACGAATGTGTGGTTAAGCTATGTCGACGCCGGGATTCCAACGATATATTTCAACAAGCCCATAGCAAAATGGGATGTATATGAAAACGACACCGGGGAGGGGAATAGAAACGTAAGCAGAGAAATAAACCGTATCAATGTCGAGCGGTCGAAACTAACTATTGACAACATAGGCGGTAGGTCCAAAGGGTCAGGAACGTGGATATACGGTTCTGGCGCGTTTTTACAATACGACGGGGAGCCGATGCACGCTCTGTATGTGAGAGACAGTAAAGACTCGTTTATCACCGGGCTCTACGAAGGCCTGCCCGATACAATAAACGGGGTAGCAAGCAACCCGAACCAGACCGCAACACAATCCGCTGGAGACGTGTGGTATATGATCGGAGACATACCGGAAGGCATTCTTATTAGGCAATTGAGTGGCAATACCCACAAACTTTACAATCAAGTGATCCCTTGGACTGCGGCCCATGCGACTTTATGGCGGCAAGATTATGGGAGTTCAAGAGACGATCAAACTCTAACTCTAACAGGAACCAGTTTCGAAGAGCACCTAACTAATAACTCTTATGGATCCGGGGACAATCAAGCGAATATCAAAGAGGAGATTATTGTCGGCAAAATAGGCACAAGAGGAGACGACTCGGCAAATAACAATTATGAGCTCTACCCATCCGGCGCCTATGAATCACTCCTCCAGCGCTCCAACATCACCGGCTCATTCACATGGAAGGGCGACCCACGCATGCAGCCGCGCGATGTTTTCACTTTCCATAGGCTCGACGGAACGGATGAGGAGTGCACGCTGGAGAACATAACCATCACCCACGAGAAGGGCGGAACCAGCGCTGAAATTACCTATAGAAAAGGGGTGTGCTGATATGCCAGATAAGGAAGGCGCCATTTTCTTTGACTGGGATTTTGAATACGAGGGCGAATCGTTCGTATCGGTTCTCCCGGTCGATGTAGGCGATACAATCGTCCTGCCGAATGTCAGCGACATCGCTGAGTTCGGCGTCTCACCCCCGAGAGGCTACGACCTCGAAGGCTGGCGAAAGACCGGCGGCGGCTTATACGCCCCGGGAGCATCGTACACAATAACGGAGCAAAGGACAAACATGACAGCACAATGGCACAATCCGGCCTTCGACCTGATCCCGCCGGTGACGAATAGGCTCAGCGGCAAGTCTCGGATGACCTACGAGGGCATGAACCGGATCACGACCAACATCAATAAGGTACGCGGGCTTCTGGTCGCATCCGGGTACACGCCGGGCGGATCCAACTGCCCGAAGACCTCGTGGACGCAGAACGACATCATCACGAGCGCAGACTGGACGGCTATATTGTCCGCGCTGAGTGGGGCCTGCAGCGCGATCGATTACACGCCGGAGACGGAGCCGACCAGCGCGATGACCTATCAGAACATCAACAACGTGGAGAGCATCACGGTCTACATCCATGAATATCTGCTCGCAGGGAATTAAAACAGAGGAGGGCCTAACATGGCACAGGAATTAAATGTTAACATTGTACCTCAAAGTTATCTGCCGGAGATCCGGGTCAGCGAGAACGACAACACGCTGAGGGCCATTAAGGTCAATATCGTGAACGAGGACGGCTCACCGTATGAGATCCCGGCAGGAACGACCGCGACATTCGCAGGAACCAAACCGAGCGGGCTTGGCTTTACGGCGGCGTGCACGATCGAGGAATCGGCGGTCAGTTTTGCCGTCTCAGACACGATGAGCAACGAGGTCGGCAGATTCCCGGCTGAGATCCGCTTCATGGACGGAGAGGACCGGATCGGGACCTGCAACGTATTGATGAGAGTCGAGCCGAACCCGCACCCGGACGACACTACCGACGGCGACCGGGAGCCGCTGGTCAATGAGATCACGGCCCTGCTGCAGCAGATCACCGAGCAGGCGGACCGGGTCGAGGAATACTCCGGTAAGGTGCTGAACATGACCGTCACGGCTCACGAGTCGGACGAGGCGACCGTCACCAAGACCGAGGGCGATGTGGTCAATCTGGACTTTGGTCTGCCCAGAGGTCCGCAGGGGCCGCAGGGCATCCCGGGGGAAGATGGACAAGACGGCACAGACGGCGTCACCCCGGACTTTTCCATCGGTACGATCGAAACTCTCGCACCCGGAGAGCAGGCAACGGCTACCATCACAGGGACAGATGAAGACCCGGTGCTCAATCTCGGTATACCGCAAGGGGCGAAGGGTGATAAGGGCGACACCGGCGAGGTCTCCATGGACGACTTCCTCAAGGTCGCAGTTACCGACACCGCATCAGGTAGTGGTGTAGTCACTATCCCAGACGGGGCTAATCTGCCTATGCGTTCGCTCAAGGTGACATTAACCCCACGGCAAGACGGCACCCCGTGGATAGGCACAACCCACGACACCGCACCGTACCTCAACCGTGCTATGCCGACACAATCCAATGACTACAACAGAGAAAGCGGAGTGATTGTCGGCGGTACTGTGGGGTGGAATCAGTTGGTTAATAATGGTGATTTCGCAGAAAGCAGTGGATGGTCAATGCCAGCAGGGGGAACGATTTCTAATGGGCAATTAGTGACCAGCAAAGCAGGGGCAACGAACGAGTACATCAATGCCAATCTGACAAGTGCATACTGGAAGACTGTTACGGCAGGTCACAAATACCTGTTTATGGCTTATGTTAAGTCAAATAATAAAATTGGGTTTTATCCAACTGGAACTGCGGCACAGGGACAGGTTTCTTATTCTGATGCAGGAGTATATTCTTCTGGAAAGATTCTGTCATATATTTGGAATCCTTCTGATGAATATCGCATTCAGATGCAGTTCCGTTGCTATACTGGGTCTGGCATTACTACCGATTTGTCGCTCACACTTAAAAATGTTGTAGGCTTCGACCTCACCGCCATGTTCGGCTCAACCATAGCAGACTACATATACTCGCTTGAACAGGCAACAGCAGGAGCAGGCGTAGCGTGGTTCAGACGGTACTTCCCCGAAGACTACTATCCGTATTCAGCCAACACCTTGCAATCCGTACAGGCTACGGCACACAAGACGTATGATGGCGATGGGAATGTGATAGGGAATTACGCACTTGATTCTTCGCTGACCTTAAGAGGTATTCCGAAACTGGATGCGTCGAACAACCTCTACTACGACGGTGACACCTACGAATCCGATGGAACGGTTACGAGGAAGTACGGTGTCGTGGATTTGGGGACGCTACCGTGGAAAAAGGTCAATACTTCGTCGGGAGCAATAGGGTATTATTTCGGTTTGGATTGGGTTGATTTGACTAACCCTGTGAAAAAGACTTCCAGTTCGACTGAGGTAGCAAACATAATTTGTGCGAAATACGAAACAAAGGGGTCAACCTATGTTTATTCAAGACAGGATGACAAAACAATCGGAGTTCACAATAATGGCGCATTGGTGGTAGCGGATTCAGCGTATTCAACGGCAGAATCTTTCAAGACCGCCATGTCGGGAGTAATGCTCGTCTACGAACTCGCCACCCCAACAACCACCGAAACCGCAGACCCATACCAGAATCCGCAAATCGTAGACCCATACGGAACAGAAGAGTACGTCACGGCTAATAACGTACCTGTAGGGCATAATTCGACCTACTCATTAGTCTGTCCTATAAGTGGGTATGATGAGGTGAGTGCGAATGTGGTGGGGAAGAATCTGCTTGCGTTGCCATTTGTTCATCAGTCAACGGTTGCAGTGTCAAAAGATAACTGCTTCTTTATAAAAGCGGGTGATTATACATTTTCGTTTGCGTCAATCGGTTCGGCTACAACATGGAGATTTTGCCTGTATATGTTTGACGAAAGCGGAAACGCACTGCTGTCAAGTGAGTATGCTCCGAATGCTTCAATGCAAAACACTGGCACGTATTGGAGATGGGGCAGTAATGCAAGCGATAAAACCATATCAATCCACTTGGCTACGGATTGTTATATAAGACTTGCTTTTTCTTTAGGCGACACAACGAGCACGATGCAGTCCGTAAATGCACAATTGGAACTCGGCTCAACCGCAACCGACTACGAACCCTACCAAGGACAGACCTACACCGCAGACCTCGGACAGACCGTCTACGGCGGTACGGTGGATTTGGTGACGGGTGAAGTCGTGATTGATAGGGCAATAACATTAGTTACTGGAACTTCTTCACTTGCAAAGGATTCAGACCAAGCCGGTTATCATCGGTTCTACATGGCGAAAAACGATGTAGAGAAACGGACGGATTACAGGGGGCATATCATTGCTAACGCTTGCCCAACCGTGAACAATTATGCGAACTTCGGAACTTTTGATGGAGAAATGGCGGTGACTGCGTATAGTATCACAAGCAACCCATCGAACTATCTGTACATTATATCGAAGTCGCTTTCAACAGTGGCGGAAGTACAGGCTCAATTTGCAGATGAACCACTCCAAGTAGTTTACCCCATCGCCACACCCCAAACCATCCAACTCACACCGCAGGAGATACGGACTCTACTGGGGACGAATAATGTGTGGGGGAGTGGAGACGTATACGTTAAGTACATTGCAGACACCCGCCTGTACATTTTGAAGGTGCTCGAAAATGCGTAAGATATTCACGGTGCTGATAGCGATAGCCATCACGGTCATCCTGTCAGCACTTCTCATATCCCAGGCGGATGCAAGACCGCAGACCTTTGACCAGCGGGTAACGGCTCACATCCGAGGCGGCACGGTAGGAACACAGGGTCTGTCTCAATGGGAGTTATACAGGTACAAGACCGTCACGCTCCCGAAGAAGTACCCGTTCTGCTTTGTTCCGTGGGAATCCTATGTGGCGATAGACAGGTTCGTCACGGTATCAGCCATCAGAGACCGCAACACGCTGACCATTGAGCCAGACCTGTACAAGACGATTCAGCCCATAGCCGAGCAGAACAGGGCAAAGGCAAAGACCATCCTGCGGTCGTATAAGGTCAATGGCAAGGGTAGAAAAGCGGTCAAGACCATCCGCAGATACGTCAGAACAGGCAAGTACATTGTCGGCATCAAATCCGCAGGAGATTTCTTCGACCATCACGGCGGTGACTGTGCGGCTCATGCGGCGGCTCTGTACGTCCTCTGCAAGGTACAGGGCATCCCTGTGAGGTACGTCATCGGGCGAGGGCCGAAGGGCGGTCTGCACGCTTGGAACCGGGTCAAATACGGACACAGGTGGTACTGGGTGGATGAGACCTGGGTGATGAGTCCTGCGAGGAAACTGTGGGATGGTTATTGTGTAATGGAGTATTGGTAGAAGGGAGACAAACTATGCCAGCAAAATATCAGCCTTATATCATGTTTATCATCGAGGCACTTGTCCTCGTCAATGGCTTTCTGACCGCTAAAGGAATCAACCCGATACAGGTCAGCGACGCGGAAATATATGCAGGGGTGTCCTATGCGGCTGCCATTGCAGCGTTCGCTTTCGCCATGTGGAAGAATCACAACTTCACCGAGGCGGCCCGGCAGGCGCAGGACGTTCTCGGGATGCTCAAATCCGGTTCTGATCTGGAACTGAGGTACACCCATGGCGGTGAGCACGAGTCGGATCGGGACCAGTACACGCATGAGTTCTTTGACCCGGAGGATTAGGCCATGGGAGAAAAGATACTAAAGAGGGCCGAAAAGTATCTCGGCAAGACCGGCGGATTCGTCTGGGACTACTTCGCAGGACTGGCCAGAGGAGCATCATGGTGCGTGGGATTCGTTCTCTACGTCCTCATTAAGGCCGGATGCAAGTCGGACATCTACGACGTAAAGAAGACCAGCGTGCCGTTCTGGGTGCCGACGCTGGAAGAATGGCTGCACAAGCACGCGATCTGGGTCAAGTTCTCTGAGGCCCGGGCCGGTGACATTATAATCTTTACTTGGCACGGCGGGGGAGGGAACACCCGGACCGGCTCCCGGGATCATACCGGATTTTTCGAGGAGCATATCTCCGGGAACAAGTTCCGGACCGTCGAAGGCAACACGTCCGGCGGCAAGGTCGCAGAGCGAACAAGGTACCTGTCGAACGTATACGCCATCTACAGGCTGAGGTGCTGCGAGGAAGGCGAACTGGATCCGCAGCCGAAACCGCAGCCGAAGAAGTCACCGACATATAAGAAGGGCACCACCTACACCGTCGCGGTCGATAATCTGAACGTGAGAACCGGAGCCGGGACGGGCTATCCGAAAAAGAAGCGCTCGGATCTGACCAAGGACGGGCGGGAGCACGCCAACGCAGCCGGGCAGCTGATGAGCGGCACACGGGTCACCTGCAAGAAGACGAAGACAGTCGGCGGACAGGTCTGGATGAAGATCCCGTCGGGGTGGGTGTGCGCGTACAATGGCAAGAAGAAGTATATCGAATAGGAAGGACGCGTCATGGAGACTATTATCATCAACTCGTTTTTATCAGCTTGCGGCGCTGGAGTGCTGACCATCTTGGTGCTCCTCATTAAATGGATCTGGAAGAAATTCCGGGCCGATGACATCACGATCAAGGCTCTGGCCCATGACGCATACTTCCGGCATTGCCGGTATCTTCTCCAGAAGGAAACAATCACAGAGGAAGAAATGGAGAACCACGACTACCTATGGAACGCGTACCGGCGGCAAGGGCTGAACGGTACAGGTGAGCAACTGCATAAGCAGATACTGACCAAAGAAGTCGTGGCCAACAAACATTAGCCTCCCGCAGGAGGACTTCATGTTTCTCCTCCTTTTCATTATCACCCCGGAGCGATCCGGGGCTTTTTTATTGCGGAATGGCTTGAAATTTTATAGCAGGATTTTGAGTAAAATATGCGAGGTATAACTTATCATATGGCGCAAATAAAATCGCTTAAATCGAAGATTGGGGCTTCCATATATTAGGAATCATACCGAAAAATCATCATCGCCTTATATGGATCCGAACCGGAGCGCAGCCGGTAGTATTTCGGCAGCATCTCACCCAGGTAGTCCTCGTCCTCGTCATATTTGAGGATCTTATACTTGCCGCCGTAGATCTTGACCGTCATCTGCAGCCCCGGGAGCATGGACAGTTTGTGCATGATGTCCAGATTGCCTCTGGGGACATAGCCGATAAAGGTGTCTTCTGCAAATACCTGTAGTGCTGCCGGGTCGTGCGGATTGTCCGGCTCATGATAGATTCTGAGAGGGTACTCAGCAATTTCGTACTGGTAGATCCTCGTGTCTTCGTCGATGTCGAATTCGTCGACCATTTCGTTCTTGGTGAGATTGTACTCGAAGTTTTCTTCGAACATCAGGCTTTCGAGTTCCTTCTGGTGATAATCGAAGCCGGCGACCATCATAGTATATTCTTTTTTCACAGAAAATCCTCCTTTAGCAAAGAAAAGTTCTTGCACGCGTCTTTTCTTTGAGTATAATAAAATTAAGGGGCGATAACAAGCCCCAAGCGTTGAATTCCTATAGGCTGGTGGGCCAATACAAAAGATTAACTATTCCGAACGCAACACTTCCCAAAATTATGACGAAGGGAACTCTTTGAAAACCGGAATAGTTGAGCGGTAGTAAACTGGCACCACCTAACACAGAAAGGTGGTTATTTTTATGAGAGCAATTATGAAGGTGTCAGCTGACACAATCGACGAGTATGTGGATGCCATGAACGAGGCATACGCAGAACTTTCCAGGTTCGAGATCATCAAAGAAAAGAATATCTCGGACACCACAACAATCATTACTTACGAAACTCCAAAAGAATTAGACACAGTTGAAGAAGACATCAGGGAGCGCATTACAGCGGATTACGATGTAGAGTTCCCGGATGCAAAAGAGAAAGCCGGTCAAACCGTACGGCTCAATTTGCGTGTCGGCAAAAACGAAGATCGGCGTTGCTGCGAATGCGACAACTACAACTGGGGCAAGAACTGCCCGTACCGAGACGGACACATCAGACGGATGGACAGGGCATGCGGAATGTTCAATATCGTCATCGAGGCGAGATATTAGGAAGGGGGTGATCTCATGAACAACAGATTTGCAAACATAGCCAATGCTATAGCGGGATCCGCGTGCCTCACAGGTCTCATGGTCTTGATGTTCCTAATAGCAAATAGCGTTTATAACTGAAAAACTGGAAAGGAGAATCTTGAGTTAATTGATTGTATACGCATAAAAAAGACCCCGGCACGCAAAAGGGGGTAATTGCTCGGGGCCAAGTAACTTATAACACCTATATTATACCACGGAGGTACAGTAATGACAATCAAAGCAACAACATGGGAAGACCTGTTCAATGATGTGGTCTTCAAAGACCCGGAACCGGAAGACTATGAGGAAGCACTGATCGTGCTGCCGGAGACGGAGGAAGAAGATGTATAAGATCAAACTCAAATCAGACGATGCGTTCGGCGTCTTCTATGCAGAGTTCCCGCACAACATGGGCGACCTGCTGGCATCGACGACCAGAGTCCACGACGGGCCGATCACTTTCGAAGTCGAATACATCGAGGACAAGAAGAAACAGGAGGCCGAAAAAGATGTTGCTGAATGAAATCAGCGATGCCGCGCTCGATGCGTGGTACAGAAATCAGTTTACAGAGTCCTATGGGTACGATCCCTATGAGGGGCCGTATGAAGAGGAAGAAGAAAGCGAGGGAGAATAGATGGCGGAGCATATCCATTGGAAGAAGACAACGAACCCGAACTATCTGGGCGCCTATGCCTTCGAACCGGGAAAGGACATGATCGTCAAGGTCAAGGACGTCCAGATCGAGACCGTCCAGAACCAGCAGGGCAAGGAAGACAAGCCCGTTCTGCACTTTGAGGGCGACGTCAAGCCTCTGATCCTTAACAGTACAAACATGAGCGCGATCGAGAAGGCCACAGGCTCGCCGTACATGGATGAGTGGGTCGGGAAGAAACTGCAGTTATATGTGA